AACACAAGTGATGTACCGAGTCAGTGAGTTTCGTTGGTTACCCAAAGCCGACGCTGATCAAACAGTACACAAAGCTCTTCAGCCCGCTATCAGATTTGAAAAAGCACAGTGCCTAGACCTGCCACCACTTACCTATACTGATCGAGACGCACCACTCACGCCGCAGCAGTTGGCGTACTACAAGAAACTTAAGAGTCAGATGTTGATCGAAGCAGCGGGTGAAGAAGTCAGTGCTGTCAATGCCGCATCTAAATTAACCAAGCTACTTCAGATTTCATGTGGTTCAGTGTACACAGACACTGGGCAGGTGGTGGACTTTGATGCGTCGAGCCGACTGAAAGTGGTCAAGGAAGTGATTGATGAGTCGAGCCACAAGGTGTTGATCTTTGTTCCATTCACCCACACGATTGAATTGTTAACGAAATACTTAACCAAGAACGGAATTACAAACGATGTTATTAACGGCGATGTGAGTGCAGATAGACGTGCAGAGATTGTCAGAGAGTTCCAGAGCAATCCAGAGCCGAAGGTGCTCGTCATCCAGCCACAAGCCGCATCTCATGGTTTAACCTTAACCGCCGCCAACACAATCATATGGTATGCTCCGTGCACCAGTGTTGAAACCTATCTCCAAGCAAACGCAAGGATTGATAGACCCGGGCAACGTAATCCAATGACGATCGTACACATAAGAGGTAGCGCAGTTGAGAAGCGCTTGTACGAAATGCTCAGGAACAATATCAATAACCATGCGAAAATAATTGAGCTTTATAAACAAGAATTAGGGGAAGAAGACTTGACAATGTCTAACCCCGACGTATAATAACAAAACCATAACAAAGAAAGGAACTAATTATGGACGATCAAGTTCAGGAAGAAAAGCCCTCCGTTGATTCTCTAGCCCAAACGTATATCAAGATGCGTGACAAGCGAGAGGTACTCAAACGAGACTGGGAAGCTAAAGATACCGAGATTAAAGCTCAGATGGAAGTCATCGAGCAAGCACTGCTTGATCTTTGCAAAGAGATCAACGCAAACAGTATCTCCACCAATCATGGCACGGTTATTCGATCAGTTAAATCACGGTACTGGACGAACGACTGGGATTCATTGTATCGAGTTATCAAAGAACACGATGCATTCGGCCTGCTTGAGAAACGAATTCAGCAAACGCATATGAAAGAGTTTCTACAAGAGAATCCAGACCTTCTCCCCGTTGGCCTCAACGTGGAGAATCAATACACCGTACTTGTTAGACGTAAAAAGGAAGAGTGAAATGAGTAACGTAGCATTATTTAACCAAGACTTACCCGACTTTCTGCAATCTGCGCCAGTCAGTGAGTTAACCAAAAACTTGGCCGGTAAATCTGGCGTCCCCCGTATTGTGCCCAAGAACGGAATCTTCCGTAAGATGCTCGGCACTGATGAGCAGGGCAAAGTTAAAGGCGATTTGGAAGTTGTGATCATCAACGCTTCACCAAAAGTGGGACGTATTTTCTATGTAAAAGCATGGAATCCTGAGTCAGAGCCAACATCACCCGACTGCTTCTCTAACGACGGCCAAACACCCGATAAAGGTTCAACCAATCCACAAGCTGAGCGTTGCGATTCTTGCCCCAACAACATCAAAGGTTCAGGTCAAGGCACATCCAAGGCTTGCAGATACACACGACGTATTGCAGTGGTTCTTGAGGAGGACTTTGGTACTTCATTAGAAGGCCGAGTCTACCAAATGAACTTGGCATCCAAGTCTTTGTTCGGTGAAAGCATCGGCGACAACAAGTTTGTTTTTGAAGACTACACCAAGCACTTGGCTAATAACGGCAAGAGCATTGAGCACGTTGTCACTTCATTGAGCTTCAATGAGAACAATGATAACCAGTCTATTCTGTTCACGCCTATGCGCTATATCAGTAAAGATATTTACGCAGTCACAAGCAAGGCCGCCGCCAAGCCTGAAGTGCAGAAGATGGTCATCATGACACCATATGAAGCACAAGCAAGTGGTATGAAATCTTTGCCGAAGGCTGAGCCAAAAGCTGAAGCGGTTCAAGAGCCAATGCAAGAGCCAGTCAAACGTCCTAAAGCTGAAGCCCCTGCGGTTGCGCCCAAGAAAGACTTAGACGATGTTCTCAAAGCATGGAGTGAGGAATAAGTATGAGCTATGGTTACAGTCAACGTTTAATTGAAGCGAATAAAGTAGCAGGTGATTCGTTGGGTGTAGCCCTTGGCCGTTTGTGCATTGAACGAAGCATTCCAGTTAACACGGTTGCCGAGTACCTCGGTGTGAGTCGTGCTACGATTTATAATTGGTTTTGGGGTTCAACACTCCCAACCAAAGGCCACAGTGAACTGATTGTTTCGTTCATGCGTCAGCACAAGAAACGGAAGTAAACATGTTTGATCTACTAGATGCTGTTCTACCAGCAGAGGGTAGGTACTGCGTGTTTGGTTTGGGTAAGTTCCCAGACCAGCGCTTCTGCGATACACGTGCTGAAGTTGATGTAATAGCGCAAGAGTTTGTCAAAAACAAAGTCAATGCTTTCTATGGCTGTGCCAAGTATGGGGAACTGAACAACAGGACTCATGCGAACGCACAGTTCTTTAGAGCACTATGGGTTGACATTGATTGTGGTATTGCAAAAGCTGCTGAAGGCAAGGGCTACGCTACGCAAGCGGAAGGTTTAACTAGGTTCAAAGAGTTTGTCAGAGCCGCCCATCTACCTACGCCAATCGTAGTGGATTCAGGTTATGGCATCCATGCATACTGGTTGTTGGAAGAAACAATACGCCGACCCGAGTGGGAAGCATTGTCCGACAGACTTGAAGAGCTGTGCAAAGAGCACGGACTCATTGTTGACCCTGCTGTTTTTGAAGCATCCCGAGTACTTAGAATACCCGGAACTTTTAACTTTAAAGGTGAAGAGCCTGTTGAAGTAAGAGTACTCTACGAAAATTCTTTGCGTGTTCCATACGCAGAAATGAAAGAACTACTCGGCGCCCCCGAGCCTAAAGAAGAACGGCCTGATTTTATCCCGAGGACGATGAGCCCTTTGATGACTCAGTTGGTATCCAACAGAGTTAGACGGTTCAAGACCATCATGATGAAGTCGGTTGAAGGCACAGGTTGTGCACAGCTTTTGCACTGCTTTCAAAACCAAGACACGATTGAGTATAACCTTTGGCGCAGCGCTTTATCCATTGCTGCTTTTTGCGTAGACAGAGATACTGCGATCCACAAGATTTCAAAAGACCATCCTGACTATGACTTTAGAGCAACCGAGCGCAAAGCTGATGACGTTGTAAAGACAGGTGCACCGCACCACTGCTCGACATTTGAGAAGAACAATAAAGGATTTTGTGATGGCTGTATGCACAAGGGCAAGATCAAATCTCCCATAGTGCTCGGCGATGAAGTTGCCGAAGCCGACGATGAAAATAACACGGTTGAGATTGAAAGCGAAGAAGGCACGGTAGAGACGCATCAGATACCTGAGTATCCATTTCCATTTTTCCGTGGAAAGAATGGTGGTGTGTACCGCCGTTCAGATGAAGAAGAGGGTGATGTAACCCAAGTGTACGAACATGATTTGTATATCGTCAAACGTTTGGTAGACAACAATGCCGGAGAGGTAGCCCTTGTTAAACTGCACCTGCCAAGAGATGGGGTGAAAGAGTTTGTAATTCCACTGACTGCAATCACAGTCAAAGAAGAATTGAGGAAAGCGTTAGCTCACTACGGTGTAGTGTTGTTTGCAAAGCAATTGGATCAAGTGTACATCTACATGATGACATTCATTAAAAACATGCAGGTAGAAAGAAAGGCAGACATTATGAGAACACAATTTGGTTGGGTCGAAGGTGACAGTAAATTCATCCTCGGCGAGCGTGAGATAACTAAAGATGGGGTGTTTTATAGCCCACCATCCCATGCAACAAAAGGTATCGTTGAGCATGTGCATGCCAAGGGCACATTGGAGAAATGGAAAGAAGCATTCAACATGTATGCGTTACCCGGACTTGAGCCCCATGCGTTTGCCGCACTGACTGCGTTTGGTTCGCCCTTGCTGAAGTTCACCGGTATGAGTGGTGCGATCATTAACTTGATTCACGAGAAGTCTGGATCAGGTAAATCAACAGCTTTGTTTATGTGTAACAGCGTATACGGACATCCCGTTAAGCTGGCGTCGCAGTGGAAGGATACACCCCAATCCAAGATGCACCGACTGGGCGTGATGAACAACATCTCCAACACGATTGACGAGATTACAAATACATCCCCGCTGGAGTTCTCTGATCTGGCTTACAGCATATCTCAGGGTAGGGGCAAGGACAAGATGCGAGCCGACAGAAACGAGATGCGGGTCAACAACACAAGTTGGAACAACATGACCCTGTGCTCATCCAACGCTAGCTTCTATCAAAAGTTGGGTTCCTTGAAGACCTCTCCTGATGGCGAGTCTATGCGCTTGATTGAGTACAAGATTGAGCCAAGTAATGTGATTGATGTTGCTGTAGGTAAAGAGATGTTTGACCACCAGCTCAGGGAAAACTATGGTCACGCAGGGGAAATTTACTGCCAATGGCTTGTGAACAACCTCGAAGAAGCCAAAGACTTGGTTCGCCAAATCCAAGCTCGGATCGACAAGGAAGTTAACTTTACTGCACGTGAGCGTTTTTGGTCAGCCGTTTGCGCCTGTAACATTGCCGGTGGATTGATTGCCAAGAGCCTTAGACTGCACGACTACGATATGAAGTTGGTTTATAAGTGGTTGGTCAAGATGCTTAATGACATGAGAGAAGACGTGAAACCTCCAGCGGATCTGCCTATTTCAATACTGGGAGACTACATCAACTCACATTTGCCTAACGCTTTGGTTGTGAATGGCGAAGTAGACTCAAGGAGCGGACTCAATAGCGCACCGCTACAAGAGCCAAGAAACGAGCTGCTCATCCGTTATGAGCCCGACACCAAGAATCTTTATGTAACAGCCAAGTCTTTCAAAGACTACTGCGTTAAGTACCAAATTAACCATAAAGAACTACTAGTCAAACTAAAAAATCTAGGTTTGTACAAAGAAACTATTAATAAGCGTATGGCCAAGGGCATGAAGGTTGTGTCTCCTGCCGTACGAGTATTGATGTTTGATGCTTCATCAACAGAGTTTTTACAGATCGAATATGAAAATAGAGACGGTGAGTTATCAGATCAACTGGAAACGGTTTAGGAAGGGAACTTCTTTCTTCATACCCTGCATTGATGTCAAAGCTGCCCGTGAAACATTGCACACAGTTACAAAACGGCTAAAGATCGACACGATTTCAAAATGTGTCGTTGAAGACGGCATAAAGGGATTGCGGGTATGGAGAGTCTGATTTATAATTCAGGCGTTGGCTTCTTGCAGTTGCCGACATTTCTCCTGTGAAAGTTAGTTCCTTTCATCTTTCAACCCCGCCTATGTGCGGGGATTTTTTATGGGCTTTGCCTTTCCCGTTCGTAAAGAGCTTCCCTAGATGGGCGTATTGCTTGGTCTATTAACGGTACATTATGTTCTGTTAATACTATGCCTTTGTCAGCGCCAGCCCTTTGCTCTGCACGTTTTTCAATAGAGTTAAGTATTTCTTCTGGCGTTATGGCGAACGATGGGTACTTGGCGTCAAACTCTTTTATCTTATCCAAATATGCTTCAAACCGTTCATTATTTGAGTTTCTAAACTCTCTATCAAGATTATTGAGCAATTGAGTTTTTTGGTTATTGATTCGTTGCTCAAGTTTAGATACCTCAAAATTAACATACTGCGCATTTGATAATATATCGGAACGGAAGCCAATGGCCTGCCCAATCAATTCACCTTTTTTGAAGGAGTCAGCTTCAAGTAGTGGGGCACCTTTGTAATCTTTAGCACCCTCAGTTGCATACTTATATGCAGTAACGTAATTGCGGAAACCAGCGGGTACACCTTTTTCTACACCTTTTTGGTAATCCCCATTCATAAACGCTTCGTATGACTCTGCTAGTGACAAGAGCATATTTGCTGCTGGACCAGATTTTTCCAAAGCCATCGCCATTGCACTATCTCTAACTGTCTTGGTCTCTTTGGTATCCCTTGAGAACATGTTATTGATACCAGCACGGTCGGCTACGTTTAAGCCAGTCAGCTTATTAATAAATCCACGCTCTAGCACATCATGGGATGTAGGGAACATCTCGGGTAGAAGTACCGTCCTAAACCATAACTCGGGATTCATTGACCGCAGGTCTTCTGGCATATCGGGGTCTTTGAATATATCTTTCCATGCTTCACCTAATAACCCCATCACTGCGCTAAACCCGGGCAGCCCCACTGCACCTGCCAATATAAACGTAGTCATAAGTGTACCGAAGAACTTTTTAGCCGCTTCAGCCTTGGTGCGCCCATTCATGGGCTTGATCATCTCTTTAAAGTTCTTAACCAAGAATGTCGTCACGTGCAACGGATACATGGTGAACTGTAATGCAAGTTTGCCGATCGGTCCCTGCATAACCAAAGGACGATTGTATGTGCCATAGTTACCTAGGGCTTCATTGGTGTCGGTTACCGCTTGATCTATGGATGTTTTAAAGTCTTTACCTGCTTGTTGGTTCAAACGGAACGAAGCCAAGTACAACATTTCACGGGACAAACGTTCAGACGAGTGCATCAAACCGCCGAGCACCAATGCATCTACGGTGTTTTTAGCAAGCTCCATTTTGGGGCCATACAACTTTTCTGTTGGTTTGCTCTTGTAGTCAAAGATTGCACTGGCGTACGTAGACTTAGAAACATCCCGCGCCATCATTTCTGTAACCGCTTTGCGCTCCAATGGAGTTAAATCTTTAGAGTGCTCAAGACTAGGCGCAACCCAGTTAACTGAGCCGTCGGCGTTGGTCTTTTTGTAACCGTACAAACTCCAGAACTTCATCATTCTTGTGAGTTCTCTAGCAGCATTAACTGCACCGTATCTGGACAACACAGGCACACCGGTTTGGAATACGCTCAATGGTTGGAGCAATGCAGAAGATGCACCCGATAAATACCAAACAAACGATGCTTTATTCAGTGAACTGGCTATTGCTCCAGCCGCAGTGGGTGGAGGTGGGTTCAACTGATTGGCCACTCGATCACGCATCTCGCTGACATAAGGTTCTAACTCAGGACGACCCTCAATACTGGTCTTGGCATCACGCAGAGAGTTATGCATCTGCGACGCATACTTGATACGGGCTAATTGAATAGCCATCTTTGAAGTTGTACTGGATACGTTCTGCAAAAAGTCTGTACTGAAACCGGTGATATTCTTACGGTTAATAAACTGTTTGCGGAAACTTTGCTCCGGCATGGTGTTCAAATAGATTTGATAGATTGAATCCATCAATGCTTCTTTGGCATCAGGGTCGGTTAAATCAGAAGACTCGATACTGGAGAAGATGCTCTTGAGCAAATCACTGGAGGCATATGACTCAGTGCGCAGACCCTTGATGTCATTGCCCATCCTAAATTCTTTATCGTGCACCAATTCATCGTAATTGTCTTTACGACGCTGTTCAAAGTCGGCATTAGATTCACCGGGTTTTTGCTTAATCTTTTCATCTGCCATAGCCTGTGCAGCGGCATCACGCTCCTGCATAGACTGATACATGTAGAACTGACGAGTCTTACCCGTACCGACAGCCAACCAGTAATCTCCACGGCGCACCAATGGGAAGTATGGACTGATCTTTTTGCCCTTTTCGTACAGCTCTCTGAGTTTAGCCATGATGTTGGCTTGCTCAGCAATGCTCAATCCTGACTTAGAAACCTGATCGTTCAGCAGTT